GTGCGCTAAGCTCTTTTCGTTCCCCATTGGGACCCCCTTTTGATTTCTTGTTTGACACTTGCAGTTGCCAGACCGCAAGGTGTTTTAACAAATCAAAAGGGGTTTTAATAACTGGCTTAAAGCTGAAAGCTTTCCGGAACCCCCAGCCTAGCTGGGGGTTTTCTGTGCACAAAAATAACCCCGGCATTGCACCGGGGTTTAGTTTATTTGCGGCGAGGTTGCAACATTCCGCCTGGTCTTTGAGATTCCCTTGTTATCATTTTCATGGCTACACGTTCCATTGTTAATTCAAGTCTGCGGCTGTCTTCGTCGCTGAATCCGTTCGTGGTCTGAATGCTGATACTGACAGGCATACTAATACCGCCACCGCCGCCAATATCACGGCCCGGAATAACTCTGCCGTTCTCGCCAGGGATCATATATTGATTGCCGTTAGATGTCTGGAATAGCTCCGGCCTGTTGTGTTCCCCTACGCGGTACATATTACCACCAATGACGCTACCACCATTAAAGCGACCGCCGCCGAAAATTGACGTAGCCAGCGACATGATCGCAGTGAGCGCCGCCGAACCAGCCGCCGCCCAGCTACCGCCAGTTGACGCCGCAGTTGCCGCCGCTGCTGGGGCCGCCGCCGCAGCAATGCTTCCCTGAGCTGCTACCGCGCTTGCTGTTGTACTTGTTTGCGTGGCCTTGCTTTGTGTCTCCATCATGATCTGATCTGCTATCCAGTTTGCAGCTATGTCTGAGAGTCTGTTACCGATATTGCCGAGTATATTGCTTCCTAAGTTAGCAAAAACATCACTCAATGATTGAGTGCCGTTTAACAGGCCAACAAGCGCATTACTCATTCCGCCTTTAAGGCCATTAACACAATCACCGATAAGGCCGTTTGTGTCGCTTTGCGCCTGCCATTGTTCCCATTTCAGATCGCGGATCTGTTGCTCATAGGCTAACAATTCCTGTTTCTGTTGCGCTTCAGTAGCGCCCAGGTCTATAAGCATTTGCTTACGGATGGCCCATTCATTTTGCGCCTGCTGGATGGGGTCAACTTCGCCTTTTAGCTGATCCATCGGGCTTACTATTTGTGACCATTTATCACGCAATTCATCTACCGGAATTTGTGCTAATTCTTCTTTCAGTTCCTTGCCGATCCCTTTTTGCGCGGCGCGGTACTCAAGGAGCGTGATTTTACCCTGGGCAAATGCAGCATCAATGGCCTTGCCGTTCTCCAACGCTTTGCGCATGGCGGCGGCGTCTTTGTTGTACTGATCAGAAACGCTTATACCTTTGTCACCAAGCCGATCAGCTTCCGATTTCTTCTCTTTTTTCTGTTTTTTCGGCTTGTCTACTGGCTTGTCGAATCCGGTAATCGCTCCGTCATTGGCAGCATTCTGTTCATTTTTCCTTGCTTCTTCTGTAGCCTGGATTGCTGCGGTCAGATCATCCTGTAGTTGCATGACCTTGCCAACGGTCTTCCCGTATTTCTTCTCGTAGTTGCTGTTATATTCGTCGGTTTGCTCTCCTACTACCTCCTTCATCCATTTATAGCCATCCATTAGCGCCTTGATTGGCGTCACCATTGCGATGATCTTCTCTGCCACCTCTCCAGCCTTAACAGCCACATCATCAAACATGTCGATAAATTCGCTACCAGCCGTTTTGAGTGTGTCGAAGCAGGTTTTAGCGAATTTAGCGCCATCGCCAAGCCCTTTAACGCCTTTCGTGATCAAGTCGATAGCTGAAACAACGCCATCTGACACGCCAAAAAGATCATCCAACTGCTCAACAAGGCCCATAATTTCTACTTTAAGCTCATTGATAGCCATGCCGGATGTGCGCGGCAACTGAGCAAACTTATCGTTTGTTTCCTGCGTAGCCGCCTGTATTGCGTTAACCATCCTTTCAGCCGTGATCTTGCCGTCCAGCATTTCGGCGCGGAACTGGCCCATTGATAATCCCATATGGCGGGCCATTGTTTGTACGATGGTCGGCGTATTTTCAAGCAGGCTGTTAAATTCTTCGGCACGAAGAACACCGCCGTCGATAGACTGACGGAATTGACGCATTGAGTTAGACATCTGTTCCGCTGACGCGCCGCCTAATGCACCCATTTTCTGAATAGTGCCAACCAGGTTAAGCAATTGCCCTTCCGTAGCGGAGGTGTTTTTTAGTGAGATAGCCAGGCCTTGCCATAATTCGCCAGTATCTTTCAGGCTCTGCCCCGTCTCCCTGGATATTGCTTTCAGGCCGTCGAAAACCCGTCCGGCGGACTCCGCATCGCCCGTAAGCATTTTGATTTTTACGCGAAGCATTTTTGCTTGCTCCGCCATATCCATAAATTGGCGCACAGCCTCCGCAGCAATTAGCAGATGGATAACCCTGGTCAGTGCCTTGATGGATGTTTTCAGGGTGTTTACCTGGCGGTCAGCCTGTTTTGCGCCGCGCTCTATACGATCAAAGGCCTGGTCTGCCTGTCGTTGTGCAACGAGAAGTTGACCAGTTTTCGCATCAACTTCGTAATAAATTGTACCTACACTGGTAGCCATGATTTAACCTCATGCAAAAATGTGATCTGTGTATCTATTTTATACAAAATGGCTTTACTTCAACGACTCCATTTTGTATAAGGAAGCTAAAGGGAATGGTCAGTAAATCAAGTTAGCGTGGTGGGTTATGAAACGGTTAGCAAAAGTGGCAATGATTGCGGCGGTATTGGGTCTGGTTGGTTGCAATGAGGATAATGAAAAAGCGCCTATAGTGACCAATCAAGAGCAACAAGCATTAGCAGAGAAAAATGCTAAATGGCTTGCAGAACAACAAGCAAAACAAGCCGCATACGATGCACAGTTAGAAAAAGAAAATGCTGGTAAACAGTGGCTTGTAGTTGAAAGAAAAGATGATATGCAGGACGCAAAAAACGTATTCCTTTTTGTGAAAGCAGAACAATTCAGCGGAAGTCTTGATGCTTTCCCGACACTGAAGGCACAGGATAAGAATAAACCGGTATTAACAATCGCTTGCCAGGGTAATAAAACAAAAATGTTCGTAGCATGGTCACACCATGTAACTGACGCCGGGGACACTACTTATATTAACTACCGGATCGGCGTTCACAAAGCTGTAGCTACTGAGTGGTGGCGGTCAACTAATTATAAAGCTCTTGGATTATGGGACGGCAAAAAAGCCATCCCAATGATTAAAAAACTGGTTAACGAAAAACAATTCATCATTGAAGTAGTGCCGGAAGCTGGCGACATTGAGAAAGCAGTGTTTAACATTGATGGTCTTTATAACCACATCGACAAAGTGAAAAACGCTTGCAACTGGAATTAAGGGGTAAATCATGAAAAAAATAATCAAAGCGGTTCTCATTGGTGTTATGGCTTTAGCTCTTACAGGGTGCGCAAGATCAACTGATTTCGTTAAGTTAGCTGATAAAAATTTGCAAGTTGGAATGACTTGTGAGCAAGTGAATAAAATAATGGGGGAACCACAAAGAATCGAGCATGACGGTAATTATAGTTATCACGTATGGTATTCAGTAACCAGCACGATAGGATTTACTTACATGGATGTTGAAGAATTATCCCCTTCAAGGGTTATCGCAAAGTTTGATAACTGCATCCTAAAAGAATGGAAAGATCGCAGTAAGGCAAAGTCTGTATACAATACAATCACACACAGTTCACCAGGTACAGCAATTAAAGATTTCAATTAGCAAAACGCCCGGATCTACCGGGCTTTTCTTGCTCACGATTTTTCATTCTTTCTAGTGCCTTTTTAGCGGCCTCCATTTGCTCGTCATAAGCACGTTTATTTATGTGAATGTTTGGCTTGCTTTTCTCGTTTCTTTCGTCTGGCGGCGTTTTAGCGCGTACAGCGGCCCTATATCCGGTCATTGTCATATTCCATGCTTCCGATTCTGACAAGCCCAGGTGAGCAACGGCAGAATAGACGAATTCAAGGACGTTAAAAGTCGGCTTATATTCCCCTTCCGGAATTTCCCCGGACTCTTCTTCCGGGCCATCACCAATAAGACCGTGGTACATGCAGTGCTGCGCAAGCGTGATGATATCCTCGATCGGCATTAATCCGGGCTTTAACTTTAACTTACCCGAAGGAGTAAACCAGCATTCGCCCAATAACGGGCCTATTTCGTCGTCTGAGCAACATTTCAGGATGTGCATTGATGTCTGAACTATTTCACCATAACACCGCGCCAGAATGCGATTGCGTAGGTCTGGATCTGCTGGCAATCGTGATGGATATTTGCCGCCGTGGATAAGTGCGAAATATTCGACAAGCTCACTATCGTTGCCGATTTTAGCCATCGCAGCAAAGCAAGGATTAAACTCATAGCGCTTACCGTTCACCACGGCAGCAAATTGTCCTGTACGAACATGGATCATAGTATTCACCTTAAAAGAAAAGGGGCCAAATGGCCCCGATTGTTAATATTGGCTGTTATGCTGGCGGAACGTCGCCTACCGTTACCTTGCCAGCGCTTTCGCACTCAATAGACCAGGTGGAAACATCATCATGCGGATCTTCTTCTTTAAAGGAAGTGCAAAGGAATGGGCCTTCAGTTACGTCTACAGGAGAAACGATCTTCAGCCATACATAAGGTTGTGATCCGGTGGTTTCACCTGGCGTAATTACGTGGCGTTTCAGCGCTTTCTGATTATGGATTTCTTCAGTGCGGGACACACCGTCGCCGGAGAAAGAAACGGATTTGTAAGTAACCATTGATTCTTTCGTGTAATCGGCTGATTTATCGGCGGTGGCGTCAGCGGTTTCCCATTCAACGGAAAGTGTTTTACCACGCATCATGCCTAACGCTTTGTACGCTTCAGCTTCCGGCTTCGCATTTGGACAAGCGATAGCGAAGAATACAGCAACGTCACGGCCTGTAAACGTGCCTTTTTCGCAAGTCTGAGACATGTTAATTTACCTCTTATCTTGATATGATGGTTTGAAAGGCTACGGTAAAAATAAAGCGCCCTTCTCTTGTCTGTATTGCAGGAATAGCGCCAACTGGCTTCATGTGTGTAATTTTATCAGTTTTATATTCTGTTAACATACTTTGACGGATGGCATCGGCAAGGTCTTCCACCTCACTGATATTTGCATCATTACGCGCTGAAATAACCAGGATGCGGAAATAATCACGGGTTATTGCTTCCTCACCAGCCGCGCCGCCGTTTTGCTGGATCACGATGTATCTGTCATTATTCGAATTACTTCGCTCATTCCAGAAACGGGCCTGCAAAATATAGCCTTCATCGTATCCGTGGGATTGAATCCAATCCCTTATTTCGTCGTAAACTTCGCTGCGTTTCATACTTTGTAACCTTCTACAATTTCTTTATAAATATCATCGGCGTGGTTAGGATCTTCGAATGCCTTACGCAAGAATCCAGGCTCCGCATTTGGATCCCAATAATTACCCTTTCCAGTACCACCACCAAAACTAATTACCTGTTTCGGTCCGAAATCTGAAAGGTTATTCGTTTTGCCGAAATCTTCGCGCGGCTGGCCTTTTAATGTACCCGGCATATTGTGCACCCATTCAGCGTAGCGGGCCGTATATCCCAGGCGTAATTGCATACCGTCCGCCGTGTTACCTATATATTGAAATTGGCTGTTAATTAAAAAACCCGTATCAACTGGTGTCATGTTTGCCGCGAAGCCACCAGCCAGCATACCGACGCGCCATAAAACTTCGTGCGTCTTTTTATCGGTGATTTCCTTTAGTTCCTGCTTTAATCTCTCACGGACGCGTTTAACCCCCTTGATAGGCATGATTAACCCCCTGTCACGATCTTATAATCCGGCGTGTCGTTAAACATGCTCATATCCCATTCAACGATCCCGGTAATAACGTTGGCCCCAGCCACCAGCGGGTCGGAAATATTAGTGGTGTCGCCAGTGGCAATCATCCAGCCGTTTTTCGGGCGCTGCACTGGCTGCATATTATGAAGCAGTTCGGTAAATACGGTTATTGTATTGCTAACCTCATTACCGTTTGTGTCTGTTGCAGTGCCGTCGGTGCGCTCCCATGCGCAGTTAATCAGGTATGGTGCGCCGTATACGTCGGCGTTTGTCCAGTCGTCATGCGTTACGGGGTAGATGGTGGCTAATGCCTTGTAACTGAATCGCGCAATCTTACTCATAGCCGTAACTCCAGCTAATGACCTTTGGATGAGTTTTCGCCACGCGCGGGCAAAGAATTACCCATAAGCCAGCATCATTGAGGTAGGCCGCCACCTGGCGTCCGCTATCCGTTTTAACCCACACGCGGGTAAATGGTTTCGGCAATACTGGATTTGGTAATGTCAGGTCGTTCCACATTGTCACATCCTCCTGCTCTTACCAATCCACAGCCCGGCGTGCGCGGTGTTTTCTGGATCTGGTGGAATTAGTTCGGCTGTACAATGGTGTTTGTCCAGTGAGTAAAGCAACGAATAGGCCGCCTTCCATCGCTTATTAAAATCGACATAGCGGTAAGACTGGCTTGCACCGTTCGGACCAGTCTGCGAGGAAACGTATTTATCAGCCTGGCTGAGTCCTAACAGGCCAATGAGATAAAGCTGAATCAATGTTGCAGTGGAGGACGGATAATTGGCATCAAGGCATTCATTAACGCTATTTGCCTGCTCCACCAGCAAAGATAAAACCACGTCTGGTATTTCAATCCCCTGGCTTTCGAGATATTCCCGCGCCTGTTGTGTGGTAACCATTTTGTTTTCTCCACATACAAAAAAAATCCCCGGCATTGCGCCGGGGAGCTACAGAAACATATCAATCAGGTATTGCTGCCGTAGACCACTCCTGAACGACCTTCCATGTCACGGGTGATTTGCAGACCCTCAGCGGACATGATGCGGAAGTTGTAGTTATCAGTCGGCATCATGCGCGGTAACGGAACTACGCCAGTGGTCATGCCAATCAGCGGGGTGATGACGCTGCGGCTACGCTGATAAGCGATAAATTCGTTGCCAGTCAGCGCATAGGTCTGGCGAATATCACCAACCGGGACAAACGGCTTGATAACATCCAGCACACTACCAACAATTGCGCCATTAACGATGTGTGGGCGTGCCAGGTTAGCCATGATTTCTGGCGATACCCACATTACATCGTATTTAGCTACGAAGTTGGCGCGGGCCAGTTTCCCGAACTCACCAGTGGTAAAGAATTCAATAATCTTATCGAAAGCCGCAGTGGTAAGGTCGATTTTAGCAACAGTTTTCAGTTTAAGTTGCTGGGTGTTTTTGTGGTTTTTAATACCCATTGCTTTATGATCATCAACCACGATGCGATCGTTACCATTCAGGTAGAACTGGACGCGTGCTTTGTTGAATTTTTTCAGTTTAAGGCGCTGGCTGTCTAATGCAAGGTCGATACCTACAGTATTTAAGCCCTGAGCTAAACGCCAGTTAACACCGTAACCCGCTGCGAACATCGGGATCGGGTCGCCATCGCTGCCGTATTCGGTGTGATCAAAGCTGTGTGGCGCTTGACCATCCATAGACATTACGACCTCATCGTTAATGTCGCCGGATACGTTGTACATTTTCAGCGTTTTACCGATTGGTAATACGGTCTGTACACCCATCAGGTCGTTTACGATCTCGATACCGACCTCTTCGGTGTTCAGTTCAATGATTTGGTTATCGATTTCTTTCCAGAATTCTTTTGCGAAGCCGCCGACGGCGTTACAGGTCAACATTTCAGCGGTCATATTTGCCTGATTTGCTGCAATCATGGCGTTGTGCTGCTCGTTGAAGATATTGCGTTGCGCCCACAGTTCTTTCCAATGGCTCTGCATCCGGGAGTTGGCGACAAGGTTTTCTTTAGTAAAGTACATGTTATTCCCCTTTTAAATTAAGCCACGCGAACGCGGATAAAATCTTCCGCTTCCAGGGTTACGTCTTCCTGGCAGTATGCGATGATCGGATCTGGCGCTGCCTGTTCACTTGGCGCAACAAACAGTTTCACCCCGTCAGCTGCGAGAGCAATAGCTGCACCCTTAACATAAGCGGCTGCAGGAACAAGGAGAGCAAACTCTCGGCCCTGTTCCACATAATCAGCAACAACAGTTTCATTTGCAGCGATTGCATCAGTAATGGTTTTGCCTTCGTGGAATGCCGGGTTGACGATGTACAACTGAGCTGCACCGACATCAGCACTGGTTGCTTTTGCAAACTTACCTCCGTCCAGTTTTACCAGTTCACCTGGTTTTACTGCGACCTTAGCAGTGTAGGTTTCGGTAATGGATTTACCATCAATATTTACACGACGAAAACGAGACATTGTATTCCCTCCAGTTAGAAATAAGTGTTAAAGTCAGGGACTTCACCTTTTTTGTCTTCACTTGCTGTGTTGGCGGCTAGCGGAGTTGCTTTACCCAGGGATTTAAACATTGCCTCTAATGCTTCACCGCTTAATGCGTTAGCAACAATTTCTCCGTGAACTTTTGCTACTGCGGCGCGTTTTTCTGCTACTTCTTTATTTGCGTTTGCTGCAATTTCTTCTTTAATTGCTTTCTGGTTGGTCTGTAATTCTTCTTGGTTGGTCTGTAATTCTTCAACGCTTGCCTGTACTGGTTTTAATGCCTCTGCTACTGCATTAGCGATATTGGCGGATAAGCCTTCGTTAATTTCTTTTACCAGTTCGGCGCGTTCTTCTTTGGTCAAAGGCATGGGATCGTCCTCCGATTTATTGGCCTTAATTTTTTCATTCAGGGAGAAAAGATTAGACAGGTGTTCAGCGAACTGAGCGAACCATGATTTACTTTCCTCATTGGTTGCAAGCTCGCCATTATTGAGAATAATTTTATCAGCCTGTTTTTCATATGCGCAAACTTGAGCACTTTCGGTATTAGTGGCAATCGTCACTTCTTTATCAGTGAAGTCCACAACATACACGTAATCGGCATCAGGAAATAATTCACGCGCCGCGTCGGTTAATTGTTTCTCAAGCGTACGGTAACTGTTTTCTTTCATTGCCACCGCCATTAACGGTTTCGCCTGGTCAGTGTTAACCATCAGGCCAACGCCCTGTTCAGGCGATGCGGCTGGCGGTTCATGCAGTAAGATGGCGTCATGGTCAATCGACATGATTTTGACAACGCTGTCAGCGCCCTGGGCTTTCATTTCTTCAGTAGCTGGCATACGCTGACGATATACGGCAACAGATGACCAGATCGGATATTTGCTTTCGCCTTTTTCCAGTGCTTCCAGTCGGCTTAATAATTCGCGGCCTTGTTCTGAATGGCTGGCGGTTTCAACATCCACCCACTTTTCCACATAAACACGGTTCCCGCGTAATTCTACATTCCTGTTCCATGCGCCACAAAAGCCAATATTCAGACCTTCAGGGCTAAATGCGGAAACAAATTCGCCGTCAACCGTAGGATGGCCCAGCGGTGCGAGCGTGCCTTCCAGAGATTGATAATTAGCAATGATTTCGGCTTCCGGGTAATATTCACGATTCATAACGATATTGAAGGGCAACGTATACGACGGGACTACAATGTGTTCACGCCCGTTATATGTTTCCCGGCGGATGGTATTAGCGGTTAATTTGGTATTAACCTGAATCAGTTCTTTACTCACGATTTTTACTCCCAATCTTCGCCATATTTAGCGTGCGCAACCTTATAGTTTTCTTGCGCCCGATCTAATATTCGTTTGTTTAATATATTACCGTCTTCGTCAACTAATACGGTAATCGTGCTACATTTGCAGTTAATTGAATTAGGGGATCTGCTCCACCATTCGCGCTGCTCTTCTATGGTGTATGTTTTCCCGTGCCGCTGTGCGTGTGATAACCTGGTAGTCGGTGATAATGCCGAAATATGCATTTGCATGGTGCGCAAATTAAGCTCTTCTGACGCTGCTTCTGCCTCATCCATACGCGCTGTGCGCAACGCTGTGCATATTTCAGTTCGAGCAATACGTTTGCACCTGTATAGCGGCAATTGCGTTTCCTGCTGCAATGTGCGCGCTATTTCAAGTGGGTTTAAGCCACGGGCCATGCCTTCAGTTAGTCGGCGGGCCATATCCTTTTTGATCTGTGCTGTCAGCCCGCGCATTTCCTCAAATACACGGGTACGGACCAGGGCAAGGCGCGTGCGGTAGGTTGTGCTTGATAGTACGGCAGATACATCGGGATAAACGCTTGAGTACGTGACAGACTGGTTAGCAAGGTTGGCGTATTCCTGTGCCGTGCCTCGCAGATACGCGACCTTCACGTATTCCTGCCAGAACCAAAAACTTTCCGGGTCGGTTAGCTCGAATATATCATCAATCATGTCGCTGGCGTCCTCCAGCATGTCGTGCAATTCATCCATGTAAATCTGGAAGGTATATTTCTTATTAACAGCCAGGCTATATTGTATTTTGTCCAGTATGGCGATATATGGATCGGCTATTTTCTTCAGGCAGGATTTAAAACGCTTAATAGCTCCAGACCGCAACTTACCTGTCATGGTCGGGTCTTCGGTGTTAGATGGCATTATCGCGGACGGCGGAATCTTTTTGATTATTCTCTTTACTTTCATCTTCATCTTCATCTTTATCGTCCTCGTCTTCCACTTCTACTTCCTGCGTTGGCCCTTCATATCCGGCAGCTTCGCGGATCTCATCGCCGCTAAATATTTCCTCACCAGTAGCGAGACATGCCTGATTGATTTGCGCCATCTTGTGTGCCGCTTCCAGTAGTTCGGCTTTTGTCATGGCGTTAAGGTCATCCCATAACACTGATACATCGACTGGCATACTGATAAGGCGGAGATCTGCCATCTTGCGGAATAGTTCCTCAAGCTCGCCTCCTATTTCCTCACGGCGGGTCATACAGCGATTATTGAAGTAGCGGAGGTCTTCAGTTGATGCGCGTTCGCCCTGCTGATTCCCAACCAGGATACGCGTTGGAATGTCGATACCAGCGGCGGCGGTTTGCAGGTTGACGTCATAGGTTGCGGACGGATCTGCTACGGCAGTGACCAGCGGGCTAACGGTGGCTCCCTGTAATGCCATCATCACATCATTCCCTTTGTTTATATCCTCTGCCGCTTCATTGAATTTTTCGCGTAGCTCTGTAACGTCGCAACCGTATGTTGCAGCCAGGGAACGGAAATCAATCTCTTTATCGAACGAGATAGCCAGTTGACGTGCGGCGTTTTTTAGAAAGGATTCACCGCTACCTCCTTCCACTTTCTCCAGCGATACAAAAGCGTTATAGGACGGCTCAAGGAAAGCGATAGCATCATCAGAATAGTCACCGAAGATGAATATCCGGTCTGGATGTATCTTTCTTGCTATGGTCTTACTATTGATGCGCTCCTTGTATTCCCACCATGTAGGCAGGCCATAGTTTTCTTTATCCGGGTTTTCTTCGAAGTCCTTCGGCGTCAGAGCACCAGCCCATACTGGAGTAAATTTGGCAATGCCTACGCCTTTTGTTACTGGCTGATCCCACGGCTGGTTATCTCTGACATGAATCAACAGGCCAGCATAACGACCAATGAGGCGGCGGCGATCACATTCAGCTATGACGCGCCAGAAACGATTATCAAATTGTTTTTTGATTTCTCTTTCCCACGGCGTTTCCTTTTCTGCTTTCTCGTCTTCCGTACCTTCGATCAGCGTTGGCCTGGTGCGCCAGCACGTAGTGATGATCTTCTCAATAGCACCGTGAGCGATACCACCGCGACGATACAGTTTGTATAAATCGTCATAGGTGATTTCTTCTTTGAATCCGTATTCACTCCACGCAGCATCACGTTTTGCATCAATACCCATTGAGAATGGGTTAGCGGCTGCATAGCGGGCAAAGGCCGCCTTGCGTTGTGACAAGGCAGCATTAACCGCCAATTCTAAATTGGATGGCATAATGTTTACTCCTGAATACATGTTTACGCGTTGCTACGCGAAAAATAGAAAAACTTGTGGGGGATTGTGAGACAGATTTTATGTAGCCAATTGAGAATTATTCTTGTTCATCTTCGAAAATTTTTCGAAGTTGATAATAATCAATAACTTAAAATCCGCGCAGGCGTTTAGGTAACATAAGCCCCATCGCCTGTGGTTGGCTTAATTCAGTGATCCCCCATACCATCGCATCCATACGGTCAGGGGATTTTTTAGCGGTAGCTGGCACATATTCCATCATTTGATTTTCCAGCGTGTACAGGCTGCCAGTGTGGGCTACCCTACCCTGTGCATACAATGCAGATATTGGTTCGGCGCGGGCAAATTTACCCTTGCTTGCGTGCACCTTAACAATGCGGCCCTTAAATCCTGCATTGCGTAGTGTGGCCTCTGCCATATCACCACCCTGGTTGGTTTCGATAACCATCGCGTCAGCTTCATGGATGTTGTAGGCGTTCATTGCTGCTTGCGCCCAGTCATTAGGTGACATGCGGCCTGAGTAGTCACCGTCTACTGAATACTGAGCATTCTTGCCACCACCATAAGCGGAACAGGCTACAATCCCTGTTTCGTCTGACTCATCAGATGATGTTGTCGCCGGGTCGATGGCTATCACCGTGCGAATTTTCTCCCGCGTTATCTGCATCATGTGCGCGGCGGTTATCATCGCTTCAGTCCACAATGCGCCCTCTTGATCGAACTTGCGCGGACACTGCATATATTGAGCTTCGAATGTTCGGCGATGTGATTTAAGAGTTGATTCATCTTTATCACTATGCTTATGCAACCATAGCCAGCCATCCGGCAGGTTGTGAGGAACAGGAATAGCGAATTTGTTTTCCGGGTACAGATCCCAATAGTCAAGACTGTTGTCGATCTTCACTGGCAGGCAAAGGTGATGCCATTTCTCACCACTACCGCCACGTAACAGGTAGCCGGATAAATCATCGTAGTGGATACGCTGCATGATGACGATCACTGGCGTTGTTTGCACAGCCAGGCGCGAAGAAAGCGTGTCGTTGTAATTGGTATTAACCTGCTTTCGCACCACATCAGAATAAGCGTCAGCTGGTTTCAGGGGGTCATCAATAATCATTGCGCCGTTAAACCCAGGTTCCATGTACCCGGCGCGGAACCCTGTCACCTGTCCAAGCGATGACGTCGCATACACGCCGCCACCCTGAGTGGTCCACCACAGGTTTTTCGCGTTCGAATCGTTGCGCATTTGCATAGGCCACAATTCCTGATATTGCGGCATCGTGATTATGTTTCTTGTCTCTGAGGAATTAAGCAAGGCGAGTCCGTGTGAATACGATACATGCAGGAATCTGGTGCGGGGTTCTATTGCGAGGCAGCGGGCCATCATGTGAATTGTGGCAATCATTGTTTTGCCATAGCCCGGTGGGATGTTGATTATCAACCTGGTGATTTCACCATTAATAACTCGTTGTAGCGTATCGGCAATTATTCTGTGATGACGCCCAACCAAAAAGTCCTTGCCAACCTGTTGCTTATAAAAGTAGGAACTAAAAAACAAAGGTGCTGATATGTCTTTGGGAGCACAACCTTTAACACACAACCCCCTTAGAACCTCTCTGTCAATCTTTGTCGTCGCAGTCTCCATGAGTATTGTACTCCTTATTCAGGTTATCGATTATCTCAAGGACAGTAGTCTGATTTACTTCTACCTGGACGGGTGCTTCTTCCTTGTTACCGACGATCTCCTGTGTGACGCGTTCGCCGTATTTGCGCGGTTGTAGCTTAGCCAATAACCATTTACGCGTTTCAATCATTAATTGGTGGCGGCGTAGTTGGTCTTTATCAACGTTCTTAGCATCATCAGCTATATCGAGGATCTCATCAGCTAATACCTCGAAGCCGATTTCCTTCGCGCGCATGTACATGTCCGAGAATTCCGGCACGTCTCTAAACCATTTCAGGATTGTTGAACGGGTAGGCATACCAGGCATCTTCGAAATTTTGTTAACGCTCTGACCGTCCGCCACCAGTTCACAGATTTCTAACGCCTTTTCTTCGGTATAACCATGCGGACGGCCCACCCTTTTTGCGGCTGGCTTTTTGTCGTCAGCTTTTGCCTTTTTAGTGCGGGCCATAATTCACCTCTCAATATTTATTGATGATATATACGCAAGCAACAAAACTTGCACAGTATGTTAATACTTCCAACCAATCGAATAATTCTTTCATTGTTTACCTTTACGCGAAGAAAACAATAACAGTTAACAGCGTGCATATAGCCATGATTAAGAAATCACCATCAGACATTGATAATCACCCCAATAATAACTAATGCAACGGTACACACGATCAACATAATATCAATAGCGTTCATGCTTTCACCTATTGAGCAAGCGCTGTCATAGTGAGAACAATCGCAACGATCAGGAAAAAGAAATCAAGCCATTTCATTTTTTAAACTCCCGATAAACATCTACGGCAATAACTGTAATAACAGCCACCAGCAATAGCATTTCGTATGCGTTCATTGTGGATACCTTCAGCTTTCAATGAATATCATGATCGCCAGCCATACAGCGACGCAGGCAGAAAGGATAATTAGCGGGTCAATCATATTTTTCACCCCACCAAATACTTGATATATACGTTTATCAGCGCAACTATAATAGAACCCACAAGAAACACAGAAACGCCGATTAATCCGGCGATGATGTAAGCATCCATAATATCAATGTCCGTATATCAAGATCACAGCGGCAGCTATGCCAACAAATACGCCTAACAGAAAAGTAAACATAATTACCCTCTCTTAAAGCTCATAACGCGCGGTACAAGCGCCTCTTTTGCTTTCGGCTTACGTTTGCCTTTCTTAGCTGGTTTTTTCTCTTCTTTCGGCTCCTCTGCCTGTTCTGCTGCATCAGTCGCCTGCTCTGCCTTTTCTAACGCCTGCTCAACGACTTCAGCCGCCTGCATCGCTGTGATCTGTGCTTCGTTTGATTCAGCCAGGATTGGGAAGAATGCGTCAAAGATACGTCCAACCATGTAAGCGTAAGTCTCATTCGCAGGATGAGTAGGATCAGTGGTCGCCACGACGCCTACATCACTTAAAACGTGGAATGTAGTGTGAGCGCATTCATGGACCAGCGTTCCAGTCTCATTGTTGAATACTGCGATCACGTAGAAATTACCGCCGGTCTCACCAGTACAGGTTAACGTCAGACCGCCAGCTAGTTCGAAATCAGGTTCGATTGGTATTCCGGCCTTTTCGCAAAATTCATAGAACATCTCGCGGGTCGGGCAAAAGAAAACGGTTGTATGCTCAAAGAGCGGGACTTTGAATTGAGGCAACTTAATGCCTTTAGCCTTAGCCATCAGAATAATCTCCTGTCTGGTTTGCTTTTACTTCCTGTTTATACAGCGGCAGGAATGACATAAAACACTGAGAACGGCGCTTCATCAGTACCGTTTCCAGAATTTTATAAAATTGGTGAATGGCGCTTTCTTCTACCCAGGTAGCGCCCGACCTGTTAATGGGACTGTTGATCCGGTATTACGTGTTTTTGAATTTCCGCTGTCGCTCGCGGGAAGGATTGGCCCGGTTATGGCTGGCTGGCGGAAACGGCGACACGTCCGCGCGCTGTTATTCTTTGCGTATGCACTGCGTTTTGATGTAGTCCTGTAATCCGGTGATCTTCGCGTCTTTCTCTTTTAGTTGTTCTCTGAGGGATAGATAATTTGATTGAGCACTGGCAGTAAGTCTACAGGTGGCTCCATTAATGCTGCTGGCGGTTCCGGTGGCGTCGTGCACGTACACTGGCTCGGCGTTGACGTGCAACCTGATAGCACCGCTATCAATGCCAGCGCGAAGATCGGCAATGTCAGATCTGATAGCTTTAATCTCATCGTGATACCTCTTATCAAGTTTTGACAGTTCGGCGTTTCGCTCCTTCATCTGCTGGATAGTGTTACTTGCTGTTTTTAGTGCGCCTTTCGTCACCGTGACTTCTTCCTGTAACCTTGCCGCCTCACCCTGGTAATAACACGTTACGGCGGTAAGCCCGGCAATAATGCAAACAACAACGGCGATGATTAACGTCTTCACCTTGTCCATGTTTCACCCCATTCGCAAACGGCATATTCAATATCACGGCGGTTAACCAGGCCTTGCCACTTCTTACCGCCAGCGTATACCCAGCGTTTAAGCTGTGCGCACGCTTCCGATTTCTTGCCGTCATTAAGTAGCTTTAATAAGGTTGATGTTTTGAAGTTGGTTGCGCCTACGTTATAGGCGAATGAATAAAGTGCTGCGCGGGTAAAATCTGATATTTCGACTTTGATATATGGGTCAATCGCTTTTGCGGTTTTGTGTAGATCTTTGTTCAACAAAGCATCGCATTCAAATTGCGTGTAAGTCTTACCAAGCATGATGTCCTTTCCGGTGTGACCGTGGCAAACAGTCCATACACCGACAACATCACGATAAGGATCATATTCCACGCCTTCCAATGGTTTAACCATCACAGCCGCAATAGCGATAGCCCCACCAGCCGCCGCAGCAATAATTTTATTCTTTAGCGATTGGCTAATCATGTTACTTATTCCCCATTCGTGCGTCGTGTTCCTCTTGCGCTCGCTTGTTCTCCTGTGATTTGAAGTAATAGTTAACGGCAAATGTGCCAATGGTTGATAAGATACCCACAAAGACGGCAACGTCATTAATGGTTATCGCACCAAAAAAAGCGGTTACGGTCCCTGTTACATAAGCGCACGCCGCCCGTATTTTGTCGAACATAGATTTACCTCCAACAAAGCAAAAACCCGGCGCTGGGCCGGGTAGTTACAGTTTCGCATTGTTAGAGAATATTTTAATCTGTTTGTTTACGCCCTACAAATACGGCTTTAACGATAAGGGCCAAGCAAACGCACAAGCCATTCTTTGTATTTGGCGGCAACGTGTTTTGGTGCAAAATATCCTTGCACTTCCTTACCACCTCGCCACTCCCTTCTAAATTCGCACTCGTTTTGATACTCCTTTCCGCTTTTACTATCCAGCCAGCAAGCAGGTGAGTATCCTTTTTCAGTTCCGAACCGATGCCATATTGATGACAGTAAAACCATTTCTTCCATATTCCCCCCAACAAATACGGCTTTACGGCTTTCTATATATCAGGCCATTATCAAGCAATGTTTGCATATGCCACCGATCCATGTCGCTTAATTCCCAATAAGGATCATCATCAGGTCTTATCATCACCGATTCACCTCTAACCAAATAGACGATGTTAAATACCTTATGTAAATAGATACCATCTTCGATCTCGTTCATAGGTCGCTAACCCTCACCAGTTCACCAGCATCAAGAAATATTTTAATTGTTTCTCGCGTCGTCTTAATGATTGGCGCTACCCACTCACCACCGCCAACGCGGATGCGAATATCATCACCTTCTACGCGGTAAAACAGCCCGTCTACTACTGTTGCGTACACCCCATCTTCAATCATTTCTTGCGCTCCTTAATAGCTCGATTGATCTGCTCTGCCGTAGCGTCGAAGAAAGCGATAAACACAGTCACAGGCCAAAAAGGAATCTCAAGGCCACCAGGTTCAGCGCCGCTAAACTTAATAAAACATGACATCAGGATCGCGCCAGCGATATAAAGCAAAACAATCACAGCGATAAGGCATTCAATCATCATCATCCTCGTCTTCATGTTCAGCCAGGAAATCATCGACGACGCGGTAAGTGACTGGCGGGATGTATTCGAAATCATCGCTATCAAGATCAAGCGTCCTGCTGTCGCCGTCGTCGTCAATCGTATTCATTCCCAACTCACCGAAAGGGCCGTACCCAATGTGGCCCAGATATTCGCAACCAACCGTAAAGCCAGGGTATTCGCCTTTACACCTGACTTTATACAGCTTATTTGATGCGCTCAATTTCCACCCCTCCGTTTTCGCCTTCAGTCATTTTGTATTCTGCCACCAGTTCGGCCCCAACCAATTCAACATCAGCATCAGCTATGCCAGGGAACGCCAGATAGGCAAAAATAAGGCTTTTAATTCTATTCAGGTCTTCAAGATGGTCTGCATTAAAAGGCGGTTCAGATACGTGAAAGCATTTAACGTGCGCATCGTCTTCAGTAGCTACACGGAAACATACGCCACGTTCACCTGCGAATTGTCCAATTTCTTTATCTTCTGGAAAATTGCCACGGAAAACCTTAACGCTGATAAATTTACTCATTGTTTATTCTCCTTCGTAAAGAGTTGTCACCAGTTCGGCATCAATTAGCGTGTTATGATCTGCATAAAACCCGTGGCGCAGAATTGAGGCAAGGCCAGCCACTTTACGCCACATAGGGGTCGATTCGTTCAGATATTCTTTCTCCCTTTTTTCGCTGTATGCCAATTCATAAAACCGACCACGATTAACATCTTCAATCACGCGGATGTACTCACCATCAAGTCGGCTATTGCCGCGCCATAGTCTGATTGTTTTCATATCACATACCCTTTATGTTATTTAATTCCTCTTGAGCGCGTTTAATTCTCTGCTCCCTTTTCAGTCTTTCCACCGGGATGATTTGATAGCCTTCCTGTTCCTGTTTACCGATAACCAGTTTTTGCAACTGATTTTTAGTGAAAATGCAATCATCATCAGTTATATAAAGCCAGTCACCACGCTTGCCGACAATAACGTGATCATTCCCATTCTTATCGGTAAAAGTAGCGTGATAGAACGCATCGTTATAGGGAACTTCAACAAAACAGCAAGCAATAAATTTAGCGCTTTTCATGATTACACCCTTCTGATTTGATGGGGCCATCCGGCCCCGTGTTTTATGCTTCTTCGTCTCCTTTAAACCCTAAGCACTCCGCGTACTCGTCAATGCTTAATGCTTCTTCACCTTGTGCCAGCAATTCAAAGTAGCGGGCGTATAACTCAAAAACCCATGCCGGATATTTAGCGTTAGCGCTCATCTTCTTGCCTCCCCTCCGTCTTTCCGTGGCTTATATATAACAAAATGGCACTGTCGAAACAATGCCATTTCGTATACATTGTGATACAGATCACATTTATGGTTGTCCAACGCCTCACCACTTAACAAAACGCGCGATCGGTTCCGTACCAAACTGACTGGTAACGTGTCCACGCGCGTAGCAATCCCAATAGCGCCACGCGTCGCCGAGGTCGTCTTTAATGTATTGGGTGTTAAGTTCATCACCAGTCAGGTGATCTACGGTATATATTCCGCCAACCTCAAAGCATGATGATTTTGATTCAGTGCATCTGACGTACATTAGAAAACACCTTTATAATCGACCGTATATTTTGCTATCAATTTCCATTCACAATAGTTTTCCATGTCACGCGGTTGCCATCCCTTCATCCCTACAGCACCCCGCGCACCGTGACGGCGATAATCATCGTTATAGTCAGCTATGCACCACGGCTGAAGCACAAACATATAATTAGCTTCATTAACCAGGATCGCCATCCGCTTTCCTGTTGCCTTATCTTTCGCCCGGAAATAACTTACCCTGATTTTCATGTTTAATAACCTCAATCAACATTTCTTCTTCCAGGTTAGCCGGACGTTTACGAAATATCCCGGCAAAAACCAGATCTTCGAGTAGGTCTTTACGCTTAAATAAACACTCTTTCATTATCACCCCGTTGTCGCTGCGATATACGACGCCGTTTTTCAAAAAATAAAAAGTGCTGGTATTTGTTTGAAGGTATAAATCTTCGTAAACGTCCATGATATTAACCCTCGACTACTTGCAAGCCGCGCCCCTTATCGCCTACGAAGTCGCCCAGGCTAAACGTATATGACCACGCCGGGTTAATGTAGTAATCATCAGCACCGTGAGCGATAAGGTCTTTACCCAAAATGACGCAGGTCACATCATCAGAATGAACAACGTCTACCGTTTCCCCTACCACGCGTTTTAATGATGGGTAGCCGTGATCGTGCAAGAATTTAACTTTCATATTTCTTTCCCTTTATAAGTAACAGCATCAGCGATCAACAATACCGCCAGCAATTCACCGTCATGTAACGGGTCTGGAATAGCAAAAAATATGTCGCTGTTTTTGTCCGGCACTACTACGCGCATATTTCCCTGTTTGTCTTCATGCACGAACCACGGCTTTTCGTGTGGCTCAAACATGCCGAAAAGTAATTTAAGATCTATTTCTTCACCCTTCGTGAATAACGACACATCAGTTGTAGTGATAACTAACGCTTTCTGATCTGCTGTTTTCTTCGCTCTCATTCCTCTGTCTCCCAGCGGTCTATGCTGATTAAAAAGTCCCGGATAGCGTGTCGCTCGTCGCGCGTCGGTTTACGCTTCCGGTAAATTTTGAAATCGAACCATTCTTTTTCTTGTTCGAAGTCCAGATCGTAAGCAAGCGCCTCGATATATCCGCAGTCGTGATACTGGTAAGCCACGCCAGCACGAACAAAAAAGCGGGTTTTATCCCGCTTGTGTTCATAGATACACATATTTGCCCCACTATGCAGTTGTGTAACTATCAACCAGCTTTTCATCCTTCATTCTGGCAAGCTGGGAGATATTCATCGTGTAGCCTTCATCAGAGAAAAGCCACTCCGCAGCCTTGCGACGAAAAGCTATATCATCATGGTTGCGCGTCCATGTAGCGATCACCACGCGTTTCCCGTTAGTGGCGAACATAGACAATTCATTATCAACTACGTCGATACCCTGCCAGATTTTTAGTTCCATGATTTATCTCCGTAGATTTTGAATAGTTCACACGCTTCCTGATTTTCAAATATATTCATATGCAGGTCACGCAGGCGGCGCATTGTGCGGAATCGCGGCCTGAACTCCTGGCTACGTTTAATGTATTTGCCGCCAATTGAATAAATATGCCCGTATGCGTACCATCTGTTACCTACCCATATATCATATTCTTTGCCTTCGTAATTAAATTTTATCGTTAGCTCGCCAACCTCAACTATTAACCCTTTATCAATGATGTCATTAAGCATTTCGTCCCATTCTTTGAGGAATGGTTGTTGATAAAAACCAAAAAGCGTATTTGCAGCATGGCAAAGATAATCAATGATTATTTGCATATTATCACCACATCATATAATAAACGTTATCGTTAGCTACTTCGTCGGCTTGTTCCTGTGTTAATAGCGGCGCACTTTCCATGAAAGCATCAGAATAATGCCACTCATAAACAAGCATACGCGCCCATTTGCGGCGCTGGCGCTTATTGTGTCGCAGATCATCAAAAGCCTTTAATGCTTTATCGTATGCCCTTACAAGGCGCTTGCGGTTACTTTTCATTGCCATGATCCTGTAAACAGTCGTTATAGCCTTCAATGTATCCGGTTAATCCAGTGTTACTAACCGACCAATCAGCCGAACGGCGCTTGATGGCCTTATCCATAGTCATTTCGTCGCCTGGTCCGCATGGCTCAATGTATTTCATTAATTCCGTAACTATAACCGCCCTTAACTGTTGCGCATTTGAGTACATCCTAGCTTTATCGGTTATTCCGTTTATGAGATCCCTAAATTCATGCTCTTTTAATTTAGGCTTCATTGTCGTCACCTTCGAAATACTGCTCAATCGCACGTTTGACGTTCATTTCTCGCTGATAATTGTTACCGCTATAGATTGCGGCTGCCGATACGTGATCGATAATTTGCTGTAATAAATAAGGATGAATTTTTATTTTTTCATCAAGGGCAATGCGAGATGGCTTATATGCTGTAGCAATATCATTAACAATTTCTATCTCACCACCGCCGCCGCAGCGAGGACAAACGAATTTATCACCTTGATACAGCATGAGGCCGCAACCTTTTTCGGTTTTTACGACCATGCCATCGTCGTCGCAGTTTTCGCAATACAGCCACCCAATGTTAAGTATTTTCATTGTCGTTACTCCGTCCGTAAATATGTACTGGCTTAATTGGCACGGCTGGCAATTCGCCATCATTTAACGCGCTTGCCATACCCAATATTAAGCGTGCTTCAGCACCAGTGACTTTCTTACACCATGCGCCGCCTGTTTTATCTTCGAACAAGATAACGGCAAACTGATCGTTTATTTCCAGTTTATCCATCATTCACCCCGCGTAACTCGTTTAATTTCGTTATCAGCCCGCGCCTCTTCCTTGAACAATTCAGCGATGGCGTCTTCATAGAAAACCCGGTATTTTTTCCACCATGTTGATCGGCTTACCGGAAATACAAGCTGATTAACCGCACGCCGGACAAGATCTACAGGGAAACGCGAGTACCCGCGCCCGCCGCAATGCTGGCACGTTTTGAACACTGGCATTTCCGCTGCTTCACTGGCTGCTTTATCCGGTATCTCGCCGCGCCCTTTGCATCGTTTACAATGATTGCGAACTTTTCCATGCCCCTTGCATTTTTTGCAAAGGTGTTTTTCTCCGTAGTCGTCAAACGTAAATTTATATCCGCCGCAATCCATACAAGTTTTTTCTGTCGCGGCACTCTGGCAGTAATCCCGAAACGCGAAAACGGCAACAAGAATAATAAGATCATTGCGTTTGTCCTCGTCCAGCTCCATGACGTATTCGTAATCTTTTGCCATAGCTCTTAAACGCTCTGTAAGCAAAACTACGGCCCTGTGTTTTTCGGCTTGCGATAGTTCCATCTTCCCTAAAAAAGCGCTGTAACCAAGCTCTACGCGCGATTGCGCCATACCTGCAGCGGTTAGCGCATCAGTCGTATTAAGCGCATCCGGGGATGTGCCCCGGCTTTCGTCTGATAATCGCGGTGATTTGGGAAAGTGGAATTTCAGAATGGATTCTAAATTCATTATTTCCCCCCGTAACGAGCAATAAGTTGTTTACGATCAGAAATAGACTGGACTAACTTTTTCTCAAGCTCTTTCAATGCAAGCAATTCGCGCATATGAAAAGCCCGGATTTGTCGGACTGTAGCTAAATCATGCTCATCGCGCTGAATATCTATTTGCAGATCTTTAACTTCGTTTTTCATTGCTCACCCCACATATTAGTCGCGTATTCGTCAATATCCGGTAGTAGGTCGCCGCGTTCGCGGATCTTAATAAACAAGCGTCCGCCTTTTACCTTCCGGCAGCGGACAATTTTTATTGAGTCAATTTGTCCATCATCTTTCCAAAATCCGGCATAAGTAAGGCTGTCAAATAGGCATTTAGGGATATTATCAAGATCCCTGGTCCGGTTATCAGGCGGCGCGGCATAAATGGCGATTGCCAGTCGGCAAGACAGGTTAATGTCTAGATTTAATAATTCGATGATGTCTTTTACTTGTTCCCGGTATTCCTTCCCCACTTCGCTGATATAGTGAAAACCCCGTGAATGTCGGTAATAGCGGTTATTCGATGGCGGGTAAGGCAGGCTAAAAGTATATTCATTCATGCTGCCTTTCTCCTTAAGGCGTCCAATTTCGCCTGATAGATGTTTATTAGCTCCTTACATTCTGCGATCGTCCATTTATGCGTATCATTGTTGTTTTCCAGTGCTACCACCCTTGCGAGGCCAATTTTTCGAATCAGTGCCGGGCGATACCCTCCGATGCTGCCGTCTAGTGTCTGGTTGCAGTGCCTACATTGCTTATGGCAATTATCCTCGTTGAAGCGAAGGTGTCCGGCGGCGGCTACCGTCCTGTAATGACCTGCATCCCACCCGCATTGCTCACCGTAGTAAGTCCCGCAAGATATACACGGCAAGCGCGCGTCACGTTCGCGAATATAGGCGTTAAATACATTTTGAACTTGTTTGATCCAATAACTACGCGGATTTAACTGTTTACGCTTCCGGTTGCGTTCTTCCCTCTGGCTATCACGGCGTTTCTTCCGCTCCATAGCCTTCATAGCCTTCTCACGGTCGCGGCATAGCTGGTCAAACTTCAGTTCTTCCAGACATTCATCGCTGCACCACGTTTGATTGTGATATTTAGGCTCAAAAAAAACGCCGCAGCATTTGCAACGGCGTCTTATTGGTTTCTTAGGGTTTTGCATAAAAACCACCCCGATTATTCTTGATTCTCTGTTTCGTTCAGCCTTTCGGCGTGTCCAGCCCTTAGCAAGCGATCTACGCATTCGTTGCACTCGTTACATTCTCCCTTCTTCGTGCTGCATACACTGCACATTGCACGCATGACACTTTCCCGTTCATAGTCGTCATGCCATTGGTAATTCTCAAAAGACATAATGCTCTCTCCTTTTTCAGGTGATTTTTACGCATTTCAGCGTTACCGGATTTTTAAAGAGCATTTTGTTTGTTTGAAGTATACAAAACGGATACATGCGAACAAACAATAAAGCGCCATTATGTGATCCGCATCACACAATGACGCCATTTTGTAAACATCAATCCGGTAAAACGCGGTTAAGAGTAGTCCGCGTGATTGCCCGGTCATTAGCCAGGAATACAGCACGGGCGAATCCTCGCGGCGTGAGTGAGCGGATCATCTTAGTGCGCTTCGACTTCCAGCCTAACTTCGCGTGCTGCTTACTATCTTCCCACTCATCAGGCATTGGTACAGGCCGAAATAGCGGCTGTTTAAATCCGTTGCCGCACCAGATACAAGTTTTCTTCGTGTAGGCGTCGCGGTCGGCGATGTATTCCGGGAAAGCTGGATGCTTATCATCTTCCGGCAGGTAGCCACCGTAAGCGCACGGATTAAAAATGAAATCCGGCTTACGCCATAACGTTGACAGTGCTCCAACCGGGTTTTCCACCATCCACGGGACGTGGTACATGTCAGCAAGCGTTTCTACCAGTTTTGCGTTGTATGCCGCCTTCTGCTGGAAGTAAGGATCTTTTTCACGCTTGCTTGAAAACCAACGAGCGCCGGACACCGCAAGATCGTCGCACGGAGGAAAGCCCAGGATAATGTCAGGATCTGGATAAACAGACAATTCAGGGGAGAACATTACCAGGAAATGGCTGTCAATCCATACGTTGACATATTCAATGTTAGGATGAATGATCTTGACGCCTTCATAATCGCCATGATTAGCGCCGTCATAATTGAAACAATAACACTTATAGCCAGCGTCGGCCCAATCTTTAACGGCGTACCCGCTGCCGTCGTACAGCGACCACACCACCCAATTTCTAAGCCCACTCATTTCCTACCCTCGAACGTAAAATAGCGACGAATGATGATAGTGATCACCGTTACAGCCGCCATTTTTGAGATGAATTGCATAGCTGATATTTCCGGCATAAATGCCATAAACGATAGCGTGGGAAAAATTAACGCATCACCAATGGCGGACGCTATATTCGCAGGCCAGCGTTTTGAATCGAAATCGCCAGGTAAAATCCGGTAAACACCGCCAGAAATAAGCGCACCGGAAACAACCGCGACGAATGACGCGATCGCCACCATCCCGGCATCGTAGTTTATCAGCACCGTGATTGCGCCAGCGGCGGCGCATGTTGTAGCCGACCATTTCAGGCCGCCGTCATATAACAGGAAGTCACGGATCATCATATTGACGCACACGGCGGCTACCGTGGTGATCGGAATTACCCACGGGCCGCAGTGGTTAACAATAAGGTTAATGATCACGAAAACGGCGACATAAATGCAGGCCAATAACCTGTCAATTGTCACCCTTTCCATTTTTATGATACCCCGCCGCGCGTAGTAGTGATTCGTTATCACACTTACCATCAAGCCTGTTTGCAAGGACACTATTTAGCGTTACCTTGCTGCTGGCGATTAAGTCGCCTGGTATTGAGGCATTCTTACAGCCGCAATTTAACGGTATATCAAAACAGCCCGTTTCTTTCTTTGTGCTTCCTCCCGCTCCGTTAATATTTGCTCCGCTTTTAGCGCGTTATAGCTAATCAAATCAATTAGCGTGTCTGTCGGATCTGATTTATTGCTTAAAATGGCCTCTAAACGCGCCTCCTTGAGACAAATTAGCAGATCCCATACATCAAGCGGGGTTAAATCTGCTCCCTTCTTAGCGTTGTAAATAGTGGCTATTTTTGGCGCTGATTTTTCCTCTTTTTTGTCGTAGCCGTTTTGTTTACCTCTTTGCTCTATGGTTTCCGCTGCAAGTCTCAATAAATCTGCTGCCTTAGTCATTATCTGCACCTCTTGCATATAGCTCTTTACGTGTTATCTGCGTGAAAATACATTCATGTCTGCACCGTGGATGCCAGATCAAGAACAAGCTCCCCTTATTGTTTCCGCTTGCTGGTTTACCCGTCGCGGCATTAATAAACGCCAGCCGCCCGCGCGTGATTAATCGGCATTCATTTGCCGTCTCCACGCCGTTCATAAACCAACTAACAGAAGTGTCGGCTGGCAATAACATTACACAGCCAATATGATTTCGGTGGTGTTCAAACGCCGCCTTATCAACGAATGGTCCCGGATTAGAATATGGTGGATTCATCCAGACATATTCACCAGGCATCGCCACCGCTCCCCACGGGTAATTAAGCGTGTTCATTTCTTCGGTTATATATCGCGGAACTAATGCATTTGCCTTGTTTGCCGCCACGTCCGCGACGAATTCGAATTCCCGATCCATTCCTCTAAAAACAGGTTTCGGCGTCTGCCATAGGTCTTTTATTTCTTTCGGCGTATGACTGCCGCCGTAATCATTTTTCATTGCGTCCCCCTTAGAAATAATCCTGCTCCGTCCCCCAGCGGTTATTCAGATACCCCACCAACCACACAAAACGCTCAATGCTGATTAGCGGGGCGACCTTGCGATAATGCTTGTCGAGTATCAGCCGCGTGGCTTTATCGCTGTAGCCGTTCTTCTCTACCTCCGCTTTGCAGGCCGAAAGCGCGGCGCGGGCGGCAGTCTTTACGGCGTTAAATTGCGGCTCTGACATATTGAATAAGGCCATAGGATCACCATGTGTCAGTCCAATCCGGCGCGGCAGTCCAGCAAAAACCAATGAATGCGCTAACAGCCAATAAAGCGCGGGCTGCAAAAAGAATATTCCCAATGTCGTTAAATTCAGGAAGCGACCACGTAATAAACATAGCCCCCAGCATAATAACACCGATAACAGTCAGGGCCGCCAGGAAAACAAAAAGCGTAGCCAAAAGCCACGCCCCCAACCAGTTAAAAAAGCTCTTAAGCATTTTAAACGTCCTCAATTACCCCGCCTTTCACGCGCTCTTTAATATCCCATACGTGAGGCTTGCATATTTCTTGATAGTAGTGATCCGGCCTGCTGCCGAAATACCATTTGCCATCCATATAAAAATAAACGCCAGAAAAATTTCCTGGCGCTGCCTTTGTTGCTGCTTCTGGAATTTTCCATTCCATGTAATGTTTAAATTTCATGAGTTTTTAAATAACCTCTTCTGAATGCTTTGATGTAAATTCCTAATCTCCTTATATGTTGAACGCCATCAATAAGACGTATTAAATAAATCGCTCCTTTTGCGTCAGATACAAATCTACACCCGAAACCAATGCCAACTAATTTTAGGCTATCAGGTATTCGATAATCAGTTTCTTGTTCCATACATTACCTCATATGGTATTCAATAAACCACCTGATAAACAGGTATAAGGCAATAAAACCCCAGAAACAGCACATATAAAACAATGTATCGTCCATAATTAAGCCTCAATAACACCGTAATCAAACGTGCCTAAATACCGTTCGATACTTACAACCTCAATACCATCAATACACCGTTTCCACACAGACACCTGGCTTTCATTTTCTCTGAAGTGCATATTAGAAAGCACTTCATCGGCTGGATAGTCTTTCCCGGCGACGTAGGCATCGTGACCTACGCCACCTTCTACGCAATAAAGCATCAATTCGCGTTCCATTTTTGCTTCCTCCGCACCGTAAACCTTTTGATTTCGGCTTACAAAACGGATATACAATCACAATACAAAATGTATATTTATGTGATCGGAATTACTCGGTTAATGCAGTACACGTTTTCCCTGTTCAGGCGTCGGCTGTGCGTTTTTCCGTGCGTAATTAAGCACAGCGATAGCCGCCTGTACGCCGAAATCATTTGCACGCATATCATTGCCAACCATTTCACCGTAAAACAATGGCATGAGCGCTTTTACTTCTTCCTCTTTGTGGCCTTCCTCAATGCATTTCTGCAACATCTTAACCTCAAAGATATTTTTCATCAGGACGCGCATAGAATGCAGTGAAACACTACCAAGCTGTTCCTTGTTCAACGGGAAAATGACAGCACTTCCGAACGCGAGCGGATCAACCTCTTCCGGCACTGGTACGCGTCCGAATTCTTCCTCCATGCGCTTCACAAAAGTAAGAGAGAATACATAACGCGCTACCGATGTTTTTTCTTCCATACTTAAAGACACGTAATCGCGGATTGACGCACCCATCACAATATCAACAACCTGTAGCGCCAGATTCAAATCAGCGTCATACGCGCCAGCTTCCATATCTTTCAATACTTCGTGATAATCTTTAATTTCCACTTCGTGAAAGTTTGCATCATCTGTATAGCGAGTGATCAACATACCTTCATTACCGAGAGAGTAAGCTGTTTTGATGTCGTTCATGATATTTATCCTTTTATAGTGGGTGATGCCATTTCATTTCAGTTTCTGAATTAAACGGGTTTCCTTCGCTTGAAAGGAATAAATCACGCTCCCGTTTCAGTTCTTCCGGGCTTATTTCTATTTCATCAATCTGACCGAACGATCCCGGCATCATTCGTTTTAAATCAGATAGCGGACGCATAAGGCCGCAGCCGCGTAACAGCATATCGACCGCGAATTGTCTACGTCCGCCAGCGTCATTGAAGCGCCGCGCCCAGGGCACAACCACGATCCGGCGTTCGAATTCGATAAATAGTGATAGCTTGTTTGTTTCGCTATCATATGCTTTATGGAATTTAATTTTCATTTAACACCTCAACATATTGTTCAAGATGCCATTGACCCACCTCATCATCTTCCTCGTCAAATAATGTTACCTGACCACCAGGCCCAAAAGAAAAGGCAGCTATGATAAATTTATACCCATACCACGTTCGGATCTTTTCGCCGCCTTTTAAATCTTTAACTTTCACCAATTTTATAGCCATACGCCGAACATCCCATTCAGTCCGGCGAACAATTTCCGCCAGTGGTTTTCAGCATAAGCCCGGAACGGCTTAACGCGAACATTGCGGGCCTTCAGTTCAATATCATCAAAGTAGCGCGGTTCGATGATTGTTCCGTCCAGGTATTTAACCACTAGCGGGCGCTCGAGATCGTTATACATCTTATTCAGTACAACCAGGCCAGGGTCATCACGATATTCAGGCAACACGACAAGATCACCAGACTTTGCATCCCATGTTTTCATCACAGCAACCCTCTGAAAATAAAGCTAACCAGCGCAGCAAATGCGCCACAAGAAACAAACACAAACAGGAAGCAAATAATGCAAAACGCGACAGTCACAATATCCTTACCGACTTTCATAATTGGCCTCACATGTTAGTAATGAGTTTAATGATCGCTGCCGTGATATAAAGAGATGCGCTGAGATACAGCACAGCGATAGACAAAGCCGCAAGCAATGCGGCAATTTTTGCAAGGTTCATTTGCCACCCTCCGCAATAAACTTATTAAGCCACTTGTTATTAGCCAGCCGTTCGGCATCTTCGCCAAATGATTTACGAACGCTTAATTCCTGGCGCGTTGGGAAAGGCCACTTATCCGTCCACCCAGCCGACGTTTCAAACTCGTACAGCCCGCCACCGAAAGTGATAAGTTCATCAGCGCCGTCAGGAATTTCATTGTCAACTTCTTTATCTTCGATCATGATTTAATACCTCATTAATCGTTAATAACCTGGCCCATACGCCCGCGATATTTGCGCATACGCGGATCGACATATTCAGGCCAATGCATATCCGGTTTTCTTTGCAGCGGATAAAAACTTGCCTGCCAGTTGTCGAACCATATTTGTTTTGCGTACAGGTCACTAAATCTTTTTGCCATCCGTTCCGCTGCCGTGCCGCATAAAAAAAGCCCGCGATCGATTTGATCGCGGGCTTCTTTTAATACTTGCTCTTTTGTTCGTGGTTGCGGCGGCGGTTTTAGATAATCACTCATCGCTAACACATTGATTCTAAAAAGGAATATCGTCGTCGAAGTCCATCGGAGGCGGATTATTCCCGTTATTATTCTGCTGCTGCGGCGGCGCTTTCTGCTGCTGTCCTTGCTGCTGGCCTTGTTGGTTAACATTCATGAATTCAAATTCATTAACCGCCACTTCTACCGCAGTCCCCTTCGTGCCGTCGTTCCGGTCATATTGCCGAACATCCAGGCGACCGCTTACCACTATTTTTCCACCCTTGCGGATATGTGGCGCTAATTTTTCCGCACGCTCACCAAATACCAGGCAAGTGATCCACATTGTCCGCTTGTTATCACCGTAGCCATTCGTTACAGCTAACGGAAAACTACCAATCGCTTTACCGTTTTGCGTGTAGCGAACTTCCATGTCGTTTCCGATATTCCCGCCCAGCGTAATTGAATTCAAACTCATTAACCCATCTCCCCGTTAAGCTCTGCGACCCGGATGTCATAAACATCTTTTGCCTTGATTCGATGTTCCGATCCTTCCGGTAGTAATTTCCAGCATTTGCCAAATATTTCACGCAGCTTGTTAGCGTCCTGCGCTTTCGCTGCTGCATCACAGAAACGTGCTAATACTTCATCAGGATTTGGCGGCGCTTTCTTCTGCTGCGGTTGTTGTTTTGGTGGGTTTTTCTGTTGTCGCGGCTGCTGGCCTGTCTGCTTCGCGTAAGCATCAGTATCAGGATCGCGAGCATCATCTATACAGAATAAACCGTTCAAAGCATATTTACGCGCGTAACTTGATGTTGCTCCTGTTAGCTGGCTGGCGTCCATACCCTTCTTGTTTTCTTCCTCCCTGGCATAAGCAGTTACCGCTATTACGTCTTCACCGTCGCTTAGCGTCGCCGTTGCTTTCACATAATAGCGATTGCCGATCAGGACAATTTCATCACTAACAGTCAGCGTGATATTTTGAAGCAGTGGTTTAACCGCCTCTAAAATATCCTCCGCCGACCTGTAATTATATCCACCAAAATTATTACGCTGATTTTTCGGCGCGTTCAGCGTTTGCTGAATCGTCCATAGCTTTTTATGTAACTCTGTTTTCACCATTTAATCTCCCGTGCTGTTAACACTATGTATAAGGCTTTATTCGCGGCGCTCCACATTTCGGCATCGTGAAGCATTTCCGCTACTGCCAGTTTGAATTGAAGCGCCTGAATAACCATAATGTCATCTCCGGATGTTTACATTTTGTATTAATGGTAGCGGACTTTATCCAGGGGTTTTTCCCCTAAATGGCGTGGTTGCGTTGCGTGGTAGTAGCTGCCGCTTTCATTTTCCGTATACCATTTTACTGATCCTTTGCGACGTTCTTTAATGCTATTTGGTTTGCATCTTTCCTCGTTTGCAAATCGAATAGCTTTATCCACATTGTCTGTTTTATTGATTGCAGGTGATGATTTTCTTTCGTTTTCTCTTTTTATCCTTCTGCGTTCCCTGGCATTCATTTTGCTATCACATTTACCATATATAATTGTAACGCTCATAATCTGATCTCCGTATATCCTTGATGATACTTAATAAAAAATCATCTTCGTTAATTGCCGCACTTCCAGCGGCTGACCAGATTGTTAATGAGCGGCTTAACATCTTTCAACTAATCCCGCAATCATCGCCGTTCCCGGCGTGACCTTGCTCACTCCAAGCAAGCTGACTCGTCGCCTTGCGTGCGGTTTCGTGGGGGATGTAACGCTTTAAACACCCCATGCGCCTTGTTATCAGTGCCGCTTTCGGTCCCCCATCGGGGAGTTACTCCACGGTTGACAAGGTGTTAAGCCTGATTTTTAAAGTGCCAGGAAGTTGCTTTTGTTACCTGCGCCCTTCCTTTGACTCGCAATATACGCCCCGTAAAACATCGAGTCAATCCATTTTGTATACTTTTTTAAAATATTTTATATGCCATTGATATTTAAATAATAAATAACGTTTTCTGTTTACGTTTTGGTGTTTCCCAGGCAAAGAAAAGCCGCCATTCGGCGGCTAATGTTTATGGCAGGTTTACGATCTTCGCATCAACCACCACGCCTATAATTTTTGATTCTGGATTCATAGGGATTGGCGGATACAGCGGATTGAGCGAACGTAAAAGCCTTTGACCTCCATCAATAATCAACTGTTTAAACGTCGGTATCTGCCCTTCCTCAAGCTGGGCTATAACCAGTTTGCCGTCAATAGCTGGCGCGTGCGGGTCCACAAGTATCATCGTCCCCGCCGGGATGCTCAACCCCTGCGGCGCGTTCATTGATTCACCTTTGGCAACCAGCCAGTAACTGTCATCTGAACAAATAACGCTAGTCGTAACGTGTCGTAATGCTGAACGCCTTGCGTCATCCATATTGTTTACTGTGTCCTTCCAGTCAATAACCGGGTAACTACCTAAATCACGCGGCGGCACGGCCTGAAGTGTATTAGAAACAGAATCATCAATGACCATGCCATCATGTGTAACAGTAAACTGCCGACGACCAAGCTCGCGCATAATCCGCGCAATATCTTCAAGATTTGGCTCTCGGCGACCGTTCAGCCAGTGTGACAGGCCGCCTTTAGTTATCCCCATACGATCCGCGAGCGAATCCTGGCTCATGCCCTGCGCCCGCATGAGCTGCTTTGCTAAGTCATACCATTTTGTTTTCATGTCGCTACCCTATAACCTCAAAAAGTTTGATGCAAGTCACAAAACGTGTATTTTAAGCCTTGATCTTAAAATTCCATTTTGTAAACTTGCAGACAAGGTAAGGCCATACTTGCAAAGACGCAAGGAAAAAGATAACGGAAGGCACAAAAAGGCACTTACCTTATGCTCTTTAAAAATCCGGTGTCGCTGCGAAGCGAAAAACAAATATCACGCAACGGCGGGATCTGTTGAGCGGTCAGTCACTGCTATCTAATGCTAATGGGATGCCCGCCCGCGCGTTCACTCTAACCATAGGAGAAAATGCGATGAGTATAAACATGATTAGTAAAGCATGGAACGTAAAACTTAATAGCCCGATTCAAAAACTTGTCTTAATGGCTCTGGCTGAAAAGGCAGATAACAAAGGACGGGTACATGATGCATCACGCAAAGAAGTAGCCGCAATGTGTGAACTTCCTGTTCATACGGTACATGATGCCTTCGCCGCGTTAATGGATAAAGGATTTGTTTGTCGTCTTGATGCATTCAGTGATGTCTATGTAGTGATGTTGCCGGAGGGATGATCTATGAAGTGGTTTAAGCATGACAGCGATGCGAACCGCGATGAAAAACTTCAAAACGTTTTGTTAGATTATGGCCTGGAAGGGTACGGGCTTTATTGGTATTGCCTCGAACTAATAACTTATGACGTAGATCAGCACAATCTGACTTTTGACCTACGACATGACGCGAGAATCATTGCGCGAAACGTCGGATCGACTGAAAAACGTATAGAAGAAATGATGAAATACTTCATCGAAATTGGTTTGTTTGAATGTTCTCAAGGCCACATAACTTGTTTAAAGTTATTGAAAAGGCTTGACCAATCAATGACTTCTAAAAGCGCGTACAGGGCCGCCATAAACACAGCTAAGGAGCAATTAAAATTAGAAAAGTTAATCAATCCAACACAAAAAGGTCATGATAGGGTCATGACCGGGTCAGGAAAGGGTCATGAATTAGAATTAGAAGTAGAAGAAGAAAGAGAAAAAGATATATACACTTCGTGTATTGTCGAAAATGAACAAAAAATGGTCAATCATGATGGCGTAAACGAAGCGGCGTTGCGTTGCCTGGCCTTCTACAACGACAAGGCAGGATGCAAATGTCGTGATGCGAAGCCATTCATCGAACTACTGACAGAAACAAAAACACGTAAAGCGTATACGGAGGATGAGATCACATTAGTGATTGAGTGGGCTTTAACGCAATGGCGTAGCCGTGGTGGAACACCTAAGCCTATCAATATTTGCCGGGTAACTAAATTTGATGGGTATCTGACTGATGCTGAACAATGGCGCAAACTGTCAGCCACTGCAAACGCTGCCGACGTGGTGGAAGCATTTAACAGCACGTTTGACGGCCTGTTACCACCTGTCGAACTGGATCGGGATCTTGAACGCAAGATCTATGCGTTCACTGACTACCTGAAAGACAAAAGCATTAACGGCTTTGTCGCCTACTTCGAAACATTCAAAAACACGGCTTCAGATTTTTACTTCGGCAATGGCTTCACAGCGACACTTGATTTCCTGCTTAAACCAAAAACGCTACGCGACACACGCGCAGGCGCTCTTTGACCAACCACGATTCGCAAAAATCCAAAATTACCCACAAAACAACCTCACCAGCGAGCTAAAACACGCATGGTGCTACGATTGCATATCTTTAGCTATTTAGCTCGTTATAGAGCGTTTTAGAGAGGATTTTAAAATGGACGGTAAACACGTTTTCGCCCTGGCCTTTGCCATCGCTGCTGCAATCGCTGTTAACGTCGCTTTGTTCGGCGGTTTGTTCCTTCTTATCAATCCATAACCTTCATACCAGCCTGTAAATCAAAAATTAGCCACCTGAGAGCGCCTCTGACGCAATAAGACACTGCAACCTGTGCAAACGGGTTACGCGGTGGGATTTTTGCGTTGTAGCACGTCTGAGGCGTTATATATAAAATTAAGAAAAGAGGTACATATGATTGCCACTTATCATGTGAAACTAAATTGTAAGGACACGCAATTACTATCTGTTAATAATCTTGTTTCTGAACTTGAAATCGATAGGCTTAAATCATTTGTTAAATACTCTGATCTTTACGGATTTGAGGAATACAAGGATTTTATTATTGATGGTGATGATGTGTATATCACACCTATAACGTTTATTAGATTCGTTACACCTGGTAAATATAGACATTATGAATATAATGAAAATTGGGTTAAGCCAGTTATTGAATCTTGTGGATTAGTTGATTTACAAGATGTGTTTAATAAATATTCAAATAATACCAGAAAAGATAGTCCTTATGCTTATAATTATGTTTTATGGTGTAACAACTATGTTGAAACTAGTGATACTCCCGGGCGATGCTCTGTGTATGTGTCAAAGGAAGATGCTGAAAAGTATAAAAAATGGTTGTTCGTTACTCGCGGAGTATCAATAGAAAAACTATGGGTAAGGTTGTTTCATTCAAGCGATATTGCAGATCCAGATACGTTTTTAAATGAACATCTTAATAATGATGAGTTTACCATTGATTTAAATATTGAATATTTTACAGTTAAAACAAATTATGGATATGAAAGATATATTAGCGATAAGATAGCGGAAAAGTATCATACATGGGGTCAAAATAAAGGTCTTAGTAATAATTTTGAATGCGGTAATTATAACGACATAGAAAACTTTATTGAATTAAAAAGCGACAAGAATGTAATTGAGGAAATAAAAAGGGAATGTGACGAGAAATTATCAGAAATGAGTTATAATTGTAAAAATATGATTAGGAAGCGTTATGAACATGCTGGATTAACTATGTACGAAAAACTAAAAGGAGTTAAATTAATAAGGCAATATCCTGTTAATGTTGCTGGCAACAAGTATTTTATTGATGGCTACGATCTTGTGAATAATATTGCTGTAGAAATTGATGAATCACATCACAAACGGCAAGCAAAAAGCGATGCGATAAGACAAAAACGCATTGAGGATTATTTGGGGTGCAAGTTTTTTCGTTGTGCTATATCCTGATGTATACAAAATGTAAACCTGAGGAATTAACATTATGTCGCAAAGAAAAATCAGCGATGAGCAATTGATCGCTGAATATAACAACGGTTTAACGTACAAGCAGATTGCTGAAAAATATGGCATGTCAAAACGCAATGTCGAGCGCCTGGGCGCAAAACTGGCGAAACGTGGTTTATTATCAACACGCCGCGCTCCTGGTTTTGGCGTCAATGGCGAGTCGTTGCTAGTCGATAAGAACGGCAATGTTATCATGCGCTGGATTAAAACAGCCCGTGACCGCGAAGAAATGGAACAGCTAATGGAAGCGGCCCGCGACGCTTTCACTGATGAAATACCACGCGCGGAGGCTGTGCCAGTGCCTGAAATTGATTTTCAAAAAAGCCTGGCACTTTATCCGGTGTTTGATCTGCATATCGGGGCGCTTGCTCATAAAGCTGAATGCGGTGAGAGCTACGATACTGGGATCGCTGAGCGCGTGTTGAATGACTTCTTTGACTACGCTGTTGGCGCTGCTCCGATGTCTGAAAAAGCTGTTTTACTTCTCGGCGGTGATGTGCTTCACACTGACGGCCTGTTACCAGTGACGCCATCAAGTAATCACGTTTTAGATTGTGATTCACGCTACGCAAAACTGGTTTATGTGGCGATCCGGTCGGTCCGGCGTGCGGTCGGGAAGATGTTACTAAATCATAAGGATGTCGAGATCCAGGTATTATCCGGTAATCACGACCAATCAGGTATGATCTGGCTACGTGCTGCGCTTGCGGCTTTTTACGAAGATGAGCCGCGCGTGACTGTTGACGTGTCACCTGCCATTGTCCACCACACACAGTATGGCAAAACATTCCTTGCTTACCACCACGGGCACACTATCAAAAAGCCGGAAAATTTATTGTCTGCTTGCGTAGCTGACTGGCGGGAGGATTTCGGAAGGTCTGTGGCTGTTTACGCTCACACTGGACATCTGCACCATCAATCAGTTGTTGAAACATCACTTGGAATAGTTGAGCACCACGGCACATTAGCTGGCAAAGACGCATATTCAACTAATGGCGGCTGGCGGTCGCGGCGTCTGGCAGCGGTGATTATTTACAGCCCGGATCATGGGGAAATTGGGCGCTTTGTTTATTACCCTGAATATTCCATTTTGTAAACCGGAGGCAATAACATAATGGTAACTGAGCAAATAAACTCACTACGGCAGGAACGTGAAGCGTCAGTTATCGGCGGGCTACTGTTAGGTGGCCTTACTCCTAACGCGCAAGATGTTCTCGCCACACTTGATCCTGAAGTGTTCACGATCCCGCTTTATAAACGTGCGTTTGAAGTTATCCGGGCGCAAGCCAGAAACAGAAATCTTATCGACGCGTTATTGGTTGGCGATGAGATTGGCAATGAAAACTTTGTACCGCTAATGCAAACGGCACGATCGTGCCCTTCTGCTGCCAACCTGAAAGGATATGCGCAACTACTACAGGAAGAACACCAGCGTCGGCAAATGCTGGAACTAATGGAAGACATTCGCTACAAGCTGGAAACAGGGACGCTTGAAGTCGTCAGGGAGACGATGAAAGATTTTGATTCCCGGTATTCAAAATTAAAGGTAACAAAAGATCAAATTATCCCGGTGCTGTTGCGCGATGCGGTCCAGGAATACACGGAAGTGTTAAGTAAACGCATGGAGTGTGGCGTGAACTCTGACAACATCAAAACAGGGATTGACCCACTCGACGAAATGTTAGGCGGCATTAACGCTACTGATCTGGTGCTTATCGCCGGACGCCCAGGGTCTGGTAAATCGGCGTTGGCGTTGGCAATTGCCCGCGCGGCGGCTGAACGCCCATACCCTGGAGGCGAAGGTCAGCGGGTCGGCGTTTTGCTGTTCACGCTTGAAATGTCGCTCGATCAGATGACTGAACGCGCTATCGCTGGCGCAGGGAATTTGTCAACGGATTGCTTACGTAATCCGGTAAAACTGGATGACGAAGGATGGGCGCACGTTGCCCAGGGAATGAGCGCACTTGCTGATCTCGATGTGTGGATTGTTGATGCATCACAGTTAACTGTCGAGGAAATACGCGCCACAACTGAACGAATGAAGCAGGATTATCCCAACCTGGGTATGGTAATGATTGACTACATCGGGTTAATGAAGCTGGCTAAGGCAGAACGTCACGATCTCGCTGTAGGGCAATTGTCGTGGTCATTGAAAATGATGGCGAAAGAATTGCGCGTACCAGTGGCGGCGCTGGCGCAATTATCCCGCCGCGTCGAGGAACGACCGAACAAGCGACCGAACAATTCTGATCTGCGCGATTCCGGCAATCTTGAACAGGACGCAGACCGGATCATCATGGTATACCGCGACGGCTACTACAACGAACAATCTGTTGCACGCGAATACATGGAGATTATCGTTTCAAAAAACCGTCACGGAAAAACCGGGACTGTTTACCAGCGTTTTGACGACAACGGCAACATATTACCGTGTGACCAGGCCCGCGCGGCGTCAGCTTGCATCCAGTCAATGCAACAACGTCCGGCGGTAAGCCGATTCTCGCCACGAAACAACCAGAATAAAGCATCTTTTTAATTAACTTGAGCAAACGGCTTACCGGAAAGTTTACCGCTTTCTGGTGGCTGTTTTCGCGCTTAAATTGAGGCTAAAAACAATGAGCATTGAACTTGAAACAAAAATTATCAACATCCTTGAACTGGATGGCATCGACACAATGCAGCAGTTACGCCAGAAAACAGGATTATCAGCGGAATATGACGAAGCAGGATGCTTGCCTGAGACAATTAAACACTTAAGGAAGGTGCGAACAAGTCCCTGATATGAGATCATGTTTGTCATCTGGAGCCATGGAACAGGGTTCATCATGAGTCATCAACTTACCTTCGCCGACAGTGAATTCAGCAGTAAGCGCCGTCAGACCAGAAAAGAGATTTTCTTGTCCCGCATG